AGATGCAGATGCAGATGCAGATGCAGATGCAGATACAGATGCAGATGCAGTTTTAAACATTTTTTCAAAACAAAAAAATAAACGGATCAAGTCAAAACCAAAACCAACACTTCAAGACATTGTCAGTTTAGAACAGTCATACCAAGATATGAGTGAAGACAGTGAAAGCAATTACGATAGTGGTGATGATGATAATGATAATGAGAATGAGAATGATACTGATGAAAATTACTTGCAAAAATTTGACGATTTGTTGAGAGAAACGCACATGAAAAATCATCATCCAGAAATGTTGGATAACAACGTTGATGAAATTGAATCCCTTGTGCGAGTTGTACGAAATTCTGATGGTATAATAGTAGACGCATTACATAAAACGTCACCATTTTTGACAAAATATGAAAAAACACGAATACTTGGTGTTCGTGCTAAACAAATCAATCAAGGAGCAAAGCCGTTGATTGAAATTGAAAAAAACATCATAGATGGTTATTTGATAGCCCAACTTGAACTTCAAAAAAAAGTTATTCCATTTATAATTAAAAGACCTATTCCGAACGGAAATTTTGAATTTTGGAAATTATCTGATTTGGAGATCATTTGAATGTCCTTCCTTAATTTAAGTTCCGCGTTCCATTTAATCATGCACCTAAATCCATGATTAAATTATAATTATTTTTTTATGAAATAATTCAGCGACGGCGTTTGCCACCACTGCGGCTACGGTTGTGGCTGCGGCTGCGGCTGCGGCTGCGGCCGCGAGTACGATTGTGGCTACGAGAACGATTCATTCTGTTGGTTATATCCTTAATATAGAAAAAAAAATTACAAATTTGAAATATAATTGAAATTAATTAACACTTCCATCTTTTTCCACAATCTATACATGTTACAAATGTTGTCATTGGCTCATCTGCCGAACGAGTCTGTAATTGATAATACGTGCACTTTTTTGATCTGCATTTTGAATTTGGACAAGTGAAATTGTCTGTTGATGCTTCAATATTCGTTTCGTACTTATTTTTATCTCTGATTTGTTTTTGTTTAATTAGTTCGCTCCATTTTTCAGGATTCATTTCTTGGTGTGTCATGAATGCCAATTCGTGTGGTTTGATTTGATTATTTGTAATGAGTTGAACAATGTGAGAATTTTTCATATTTATGCAAATGCTACGTAAACGGTCTGCATAAATCTGAACAAAGTACCCATTTTCCCATTTTTTCACAATGTTTTTTGAATCAGATTCTCTTAATGTATAGTTGTAAATTCCTCTTTCTAAATTGAGTGCAAAATTGGTTGCTTTTTCCGGTGGAATCATGCTGAACATTGGTCTCAGTTTTTCACGAACATTTTCTCTAAATTTGTCCGGGTTTGAAATTTGAAGTGTGGAAATCAAATATTGAGACATTGGGTTGGTTGACTGTTTCTTGTATATCTTTAAATATCTTAATGTCTTTATTCAATTTTTTGTGAATTAATGATTTTTCAGATTCAAATGCGTTCCGTGTTCCAAACCATGTTGCAAATTGCACACAAATAAACGTATTTCATATTGACATCGTCATATCTTAAATAAATGACTTCACGGGGAACTGATTCGTCCATGATTGCCGGCTCTGCTTCTTCCGGTATTTCTTCGTTATCCAATGCAAATGAGGTGCGGTCTTTGTATTGTGATGGATTGTGGTTTTTGTTGCACGGACATTCTAAATTTGGACATTGTATTGTTGATATTCTTGGCAATGTAGGATCTAATTTTGTGTATTTGTTTATGATAGTTGCTCCTCCTCCATTGGAAACAGTTTGTGTGAATACTGTGTTTGACACCACAACATTTTCTACTGTCATGTTGCTATCCACATTACCACAGTTGCGACAATAGTATACTATTTTATTGTCATCTGTTATACGAATATAATACATATTTCCACACCCAGTACAAAAGTGCATGTTGTGTTTTTGGTTTAAATCACGCAAATACCGCTATTAATAATAACAAATATATTGTTTAATTCAATTTTTAAATAAAATTAAATGAATTTAATTATTACCAATGGCTGCGTATTGGGGTGTTTTTTTTTTCAAATTTATTGCATGCAAACAGTCGTTAAATGCATGCACTACTGCAGCATAATCAACACAAATTGCCATGTTGTATACTGCCGAAGTTTTGATAACATGTGCCTCTGGATATTCAGTGAAAAGAGATTGTATTTTATTCGCATGGAAAGAAAAAGTTGAATAAAAAATATCGCACATTAATTCGTAAAAATATTCATAATGCTCAATACTGACAACAATTTTTGTAAACTCTTCAAACGACTTTAATAAACCTAACATGCAAAAATTATAATTTTTAAATTGTATTATTTTGTGGTATGCGTCATAATCCACATTCTTTTCAGTTATTCCGGGTTCATGCAACAATGGTTTGTCATCAAGCAATGACATGAGTGAAAGTAAAACAGATTTTATGCTTTGACACCCGCTCCATTGGTCCCCTCTCCACGTATTCAAAATGCTTATGCACACTTTTTTTGTTTTGTACATATTTGGATGCATACGTGTCACCCCATCATTTGTTAAGAACTCAACAACTGGGGGTGTGTGTGGATAATCATCTGGAAATTTGAATTTGTAAAAATAATAACCACCTGAGTATAATGAATCTTTCGGACCAATGATCATTGCATATCCCACTGACATATCTAACTCACTGTGTTTATAATATATTCCTGGTTCTGGTTTTGTAACAATTTCCCGAATGTCTTTCAATAACCTTGAAATGGCATCTTTGTTCATTTTTGTTTGTATTTTTAAATAAAACAATTTCGGTTTATGTCCATTTTTGTTATATATTTTTTTTTTCAAAACAAACTTTGTTTATTTTTCAACATGTTCAATTTTAACAACATTTAGAGAAAAATTGAAATAAAAAAATGTCGAGAATTTATATCAATCATTCCAAACATCAACCCATGAGTTCAAAAGCAAAAACTTCGTCTTCGCCATTTGATGCGTTTATGCGGTCAAGGTTTTCAGGTAAAGGACAGCCACACACGCACACCCGAATTCCTTCTGAAAAATTAGGAATATCCGGAGGAGCATACACAATACCTCCTGAAGACATAGGTGAGTTTTACAGAAAATATGCTGATCATGTTTTGATTCAAGGGCGTCCAGAATATCTCACTGAAAAACAATTGTATGATAACGGGCCTGGATTGATAGACTTGGATGAACGGTATCTCTCCACTGTTGAAACACGACAGCATACAAAAGAGCATATAACCTCTTTCGTGGAAACACTTATCTCACATTTGTCCGACTTGGTGGTTCTTACGCCTGACACGCTTCTTCCCATATTTATATTTGAAAAACCCGATGTTACATTGCTTGAAGATGTCACAAAAGATGGAATTCACATTCTAATTGGAATGAAAATGAATCGTGCATTGCAAATGTTGTTGCGAAAAAAAATGATTGCTAGTATGCCCAGTATTTGGGGAGACCTTCCCTTAACAAATTCATGGGAAGAAGTCATTGATGAGAGCATTGTTCGTGGCACCACAAATTGGCAATTGTATGGTTCAAGAAAACCAGGGAATCAAGCTTATGTTTTGAAATATTGGTTTGTCATGAGTTTGGACAATGATTGCACCCTTGGGTTCAATGAACGCAACCTTTCTGAATTTGATGTAAGAGTCAACTTTCAATTGTTGACTGCTCAATATGCATATCATTCTGAATTTGAAATATCAGAAAATGTCAAGGAAGAACATGCTGCAATGAAACAATTGTTAGTAGGCAGTCAAAAGTCAAAACCACGATCCAAACAACTACCACCACCACCACATATTGGAGACAGTGCTGAAAAAAAAATATCATTCAATGTACCTCATGTTGAAATCATTCAGTTGTCTGATATAACTTGTGCTTCCCAATTGCAAGATGCACTTGAAACATTGTACGCATCGCTTGAAAACAACAAGTCTTGTGAGCTACGTGAAACACACCAATATACAATGGCATTGCCTTCACCTTATTATGACCAAGAACCCAAATGGATTCGTGTGGGATGGGCACTGCGCAATACAAGTTCACACCTCTTCTTAACGTGGATGTCATTCAGTGCAAAATCTTCCAAATTTGAATACAGCATGATTAACTCTTTTTACGAAAAGTGGTTGCAATTCGGATTGAATACTCCTGCAGATGGACGATTTTTGACAAACCGTTCCATCATGTATTGGTGTAAAACTGATGCAAACGAATTGTATGATCAGATACGTCAAAAAACCAATGAATATTACATGGAAGAAACACTCAAAACAAAAGAAGCAACCGATGTTGACTTGGCTCATGTTGTTTACAATTATGCCAAAGACAAATTTGTATGTGTTAGCATCAAGAATAATGCGTGGTATTCCTTCAATTCAACCCGCTGGGAAGAATGTGATTCTGGAAACGCACTTCGTTTGATGATTTCCAGAGACATATACAACATGTATCACATGAAACAAATTGAAAATACCACACTCATGCACCAGGAAGACCCAGGAAGTGATGAATGGAAGGAAAAAAGCATGCGAGCCGAAAAATTTACTGAAATATGCATGAGACTTAAAACAACCACTTTCAAAAACAACATCATGAAAGAAGCTCGTGAATTATTTTACGACCGCAACTTTGTTGACACATTGGATACAAATACCCACCTCATGTGTTTCACCAACGGAGTTATTGACTTCAATGAAAAACGGTTTCGTCGGGGTCAGCCCGATGATAACATCAGCAAATGCACTAACATTGACTATGTGCCACTTGATCATGAAAAACATGCCACCATTATCAATGAGATAAACGAATTTATGCAGCAGTTATTTCCAATTGAAGAGTTACGCAATTATATGTGGGATCATTTGGCATCATGTTTGATCGGTGTCAATCGTGATCAAACATTTCAAATATATGTTGGTGCCGGCAGCAACGGAAAATCTAAACTCACTGAGCTTATGTCTCGCTGTTTTGGACAATACAAAGCTACCGTTCCAATTACATTGATCACAAACAAAAGAAACGGAATCGGAGGAACTTCTTCCGAAATTGCACAACTCATCGGTGTGAGATATGCTGTTATGCAGGAACCTTCAAAGGGTGATCAAATCAATGAAGGCGTATTGAAAGAAGTCTCTGCCGGTGATCCATTACAAGGAAGAGCATTGTACAAAGACATGGTTACATTCATTCCTCAATTCAAACTAGTTGTATGTACAAACACTATGTTTGAAATACGCAGCAATGATGACGGCACCTGGAGACGAATTCAAAAAATAGATTTCATATCAAAGTTTTGTGATAACCCTGTCACCGATGACATTGATAATCCACACCAATTCAAAATTGATCGCATGTTGGATGAAAAAATAAAGGTGTGGGCACCCATTTTCATGTCAATGCTTGTTGAGCATGTTTATAAAACAAACGGATTGGTCAAACCTTGCAATATGGTAAATGCAAGCAGTCAAAAATATCGTCTGGGTCAAGACTACTTATCCGAATTTATGCGAGACAAAATCAAAATTCAAACAGGAAGCCGAGGAGTCAAAAAAACAGAAGTCTACGAAACATTTAAACAGTGGTACACTCGTGCTCATGGACGGGATGTTCCAAAAGGTTCCGAATTGTATGAATTCATGGACAAAAAATTTGGAAAATACAACGGTTGTTGGAAAAATATTGCAATCATTTATGACAATGATGATGACAGTGAATAAGAAAACCACGCGATATTTTGTAATGTAACATCTTTGTTGTTAAAACTGACTTACTAAACATTTTATTTTTTTCATAGTCCTAAGTGAAACATTTAGCACTATAATTGTATGGCATGACCTGACCACTGTCGGTTTTTTATTTTGTTGAAAATCTAAGTACAACGAATTGTTTTTATGATAATTCTTGTTTAATATATATAATATAACAATATATCAATATCACAATATCATATCATTGA